CCATTGACAACTCGAATGTAATAGATTGCACCATCTACGGCATTTTCTTGAACTTGCCATTGTTGTGAGTTATCATCAGATGTTAGTGTTTTTACTGGAATATAAGAACTGGTTGTAAATCTTAATCTTTCCGAATCAGAAAGGGTGTACATATATTTCCAAATATATCCATCTGATGTTGTGCCGATATTTGTAGAAACATATGATGGCTCAACAGTAGAATTTGCACCAGAATTGTTGGCTAAACACTTATAAACATTATTATTTGATGTGACTATGTAAAATGGATGTGAGCCGTCATAAAGGGTTGTGGAAAGTTGATCGTATGCTGTATATTTTGTGTTTGCTGTCCACTGATAACGAGGAATAACATGATGGATGTCATTTCCTGTAAGCTTTTTGCCGCCAATCATATTATTCCAAAGTGAGTATCTTTCGGCTATAGAAGAATTTGCTGCGGGTGGAGATAAATCGTTTGTCCACTCATTTACTTTACCATAAGCCAAATATAATTTGGTGTTGGCTCCAGTTTCGTTAACTGATCCCTTAAACAATTCCGCATTATTTACGTTCAAATTTATTAAGCTAACAGAAGCCATTTAATTATCCATTTGTTTTCTTGTATTTATAACATTAAATATAGGGTCCAACATAGGCACTTCCATTGGTATTTGAGGTATTGGCATGAGCAATATTAAACGTACTTCCGTTATAAACACTATTGATCATAAAGATACCAGAATTTACGTTTGCCGTATCACCCGTAATAAACTCAACATAAACATTATCATTTTGGCTATATCCATGGGATGATAGAGTAATAACCACATTTCCTAAATTAGCTTTATATGTTGCTAACTTTTGTACAGAAACGTTTGATCTATCAACAGTAGCCTGATTGTAAATAACTGTGTTTTGATCCAAACTCATATACTGGTTGAAAATTTTCATGCCGCTTGGATGCAACAACTGTTTTACGGAATTAACATAATCATCATAAGATTTAGAGACGCGAACAACATATGAGAAGTTTTGATAGTAATCTCTGTCCTGTAGATAATTATATTCCGAAAGATGGCTATCATCGTTGATATATCGACCAGGATATGTATAATGACCTGGAATAATTGTAGCCACAGCTTGAGCAAGATTTGCACCAAAATGTGTATTTCCAACAGTCAAGTTTAGTGTAGGAACTGTATTATAACCAGTTCCTCTATTATTAACTTTAATTGTAAGAATTGCACCTAATGGAGCGGTGCTGACAACAAGATTTTCATTGTCACCAAGAATAGCTACAGCCGCAATATTGGCACCTGAAGCCTGTAGATTTGAGCTAGTAACAACACCATATGGAAGTTTTTGAGGATTATATCCCTCACCACCAATGATATGCCCAGACATTTGTTGGAATGAGACTTTAGTAATTGATCCTGTAGCATTTACAGCAGTTACATTAGCTAATGCACCAGAACCAAAGCCACCAAGTGGATTAACAAAAGTAATTGTATCTCCTACAACATAACTTGTTCCACCATCATTAATTTGCATCTTACCAAGAATACCCATTGAACGAACAATAGTATTTGCTTGAACATCTAATGTTGGAGCGGTAGCGTAAAGAGAACCAAAAGTATTGACAAAGGCTGAGGTAATTGGTCCAACATTGGCATATACAAATGTAGATAATGAATTTGCTAATGTTGTATTAGCATTTGAATTTGGTTGAAAGCCTACAAAATATGTTCCATAATTTACATTGTTGATATTTGCAGAAGCTATAGAACCAACTGTTGTCCAGATGATATTATAAGAATTAGGATGTGTATTTCCAGATGTGTCAACATTAAAAGTAATTGAACCACCAGAACCAGTATTGCTTGTAATTGTTACGGGAGAATTAGCTTTAAATCCTGCGCCAGAAGATACAACAGCAACACCTGAAATATAACCAAGTGTAATTGTATCAACTGTTGCATTTGCTCCAGTTCCATATGGATGATTAATGATGATAGGATCACCAACGGAATATCCAGAACCAGGAACAGTTATTGTTATTGTATTGAAAATATCATTAAAGACATTTGCATATAAAGATTTTGTTACACCGTTTTCTTCAAACAGTGTAAAGATTTGCTCACCACCCTCAAAATATCCTTTTGAAGATGAGATTGTTATCTCATTTACTTTTGTTCCGTTATCGTAGTATGTTTCAACTTTCTCAACAATAGCGGATGAATTTGAGTTATTTCCTGTAATGTACTTGTTGACAAAGTTATATAAACCAAGACCATCAGTATTAGCTACACCATTTACAAAAGGATCGTCAACTCTTAAAACTTTTTGTACATACCATTTACCATCAGATGCACGAAGAACATCTTTCTTAGGATAATAAACTTCGGCTGATTGTCCAGTGAGAATATTAACAAAGAACAAAAGAGCTTTCTCAGTACCCTTTGCACGGTATAAGTCTTTAACATGCTTTAAGACAAGAGCTTTGTCTGTTGCAATGCTATTAGGAATTAAATTAAGATATGTTGAATAGATTTTTTCCGAAAGATCAGGTAGTGTTTTATCAACATCAAAATACTGTGTAATATTTTTAATGCGTTCAATAACTTTACCATCACTTAGAGCAGGTTCATTTTGTTCCAAATATTCGTAGTATTTTTCAAGAAAAGTAACAAACGTTCTATGATCGTTTCTTACAAAGAAAGGAACCTGACTATTAACAAGATTTGATATTTTATTGTTTGTTGTCATTATTAGACTTCAGCAATCATGGAAGTTTGAATACTTGATACATCATTTTCATCAATAGAAAGAATTAAATTTCTTTTAGAGAATATTGTTGAATCTTCTGGTTGAACATTGAATGTCAAAGTATCATTTGTATAATAAGGATTTTCTGCCAATGAAACTGGATTAAACTTATTAATAACAAGAACACCATTATTATAATCAATTGTTCCAGCAGCAGAATTGACAACAACCTTTTCACCTGATGCTTTATAATAGAATGTTCTTAATGTTCCATTAGAAGCCTGTAATTGTGCTGAAGCTGTTGCACCAAAACCACCACCGCCAGTAATTTGAACTAATGCTCTTGTATAATTAATGCCTCTGTTTGTTACGGTAATTCCAACAACTTTTCCATTTAAAATCTTAGCTGTTGCTGTTGCACCTGAACCATCACCTGTAATTGTTACAGTTGGTGATGATACATAGCCGGATCCGCTTGTTTCAATTTTAATTGAATCAATGCCGGTATATGAATTTGTAACTTCTTCAAAATAGACTTCTCTATTTGTTCCAGTGCTATCCGTAACAACTATTGCTGGATAAGATAGAAGCTTATCGTTTGTTGATACGCCTTTCTTAAGAGGAACATTAAAATTGATTGTATAATTTTGTGATGAATTTAATGTAGGAATAACACGCTTTTGTAAATAAACTTTTACATCGCTTGATGTAATTGAACGATCAGCAATGTCAACATACTTTTCAAGTCTTGAAATTCTAAATGAAGAACTAAATGTATTAAGTTCCGCGTCATTATAGTCAAGAATTGATGCACGAACAAGCGCAGCTAATTCATCCTGTGTGAGAGTTGTAAGTTTTGGATCATAGTAAACTGTGTTTACTGTTTGAATATATGTGTAATCGGGATCAACAATTACAGGTGTAACTGTCAATACGTTACGATTGGAAATAATTTCGTTAATAATTCTTTGCTTTTCTAATAGAGAGATAGCATAGTTGTTCTTAGGCTTAAGAGAAATGAAAATCTTACCATATACTGGGTTAATTTCTTCTTCGCCACCCCAAACAGATACGGCATCAATGTTTGGATAGTCTTTTGTAATAATTGTTTCATAATCTTTTTTAGTAACAGCGCGATTTTGTGTTGTATAGAAAATTGGAGCGCGGAATTTAATTTGCTCAATTGTTTCTCTATCGGAACCACCAGCGGCCGCTGAAACAGAACTGACACGAATATTAGACGTATAACCACCAATGGATTGCATATTTGTAAACCCATTGGCACCATCTGCATATGTTCCAACTGTATCAAGATAAGTCACAATAACAATATTGCCATTTGATAGTTGTTTACCAAGAACACCATCACCAAATGTTAAGCTATATCTACCATTAGCATCCGAATTTTCTTCAACGAAGAACACAGTAGAGTTAGAACGAACTTGTGTTAAGTCTTCGACCATATTATAAATGGTCAATGAGGTATTTGTTACTGATTCTTGAACAGCAACGGTAATAGTATCAACGTCAACGTTTGAAGATGGAATTAAAAACTTATTTGTTCCAGAAACAGTATATTGTTGTGTGACTGGTTCACCCTGATGGATATTGATATTGTTAAACGTAAAGGCATTATCAACTTTTGCCACTGTGTTGGCATATATTGTTGAGAATGTATAGTTTACGCCATCGACCGGTTCTGAAATAAATTTAGTAAATTTTGGAAGAACAAGTGATGTTTTTGTTGTATCTTCTGAATTTGGAAGGGGAGTAATTTTAATATTAACTTGTGTTTCAGCACCCTTTTTTGAAGAAGGTAAATAGTTAAGATGTTTGGCATGAGAAATGACTGAGCTACGAATTTGGGCTGTATCCAGGAACATTTCATTTCCTACCATATTCAGATAGTAGCCCATATAATGAGTATTATAGGCTAGAATGTCCAAGAGAACAGATAAACCTGATCCCTCAAAGTCATAATCTATAAATTCGTTCTGACTACGCAAGAACTGCTTAAGATTATTTCTAATACTTTCAAAATCTAATTCGCTGATGCGGAGTGCTGTGTTTGCGGATGCCAACTTAATATCCCTTTTATTTTATACTTATCTTATTCTCTGGAGAAATATTGTAACCTGATAAGGCTCAGGTCTGTTATTAACTCCAAATGCTATTCTAACTGAATAACCATTACCGTCTTCACTTACAACAGCCTTTACACCAATAATTTTTGCCCTAGGTTCAAAGTTTTCTATAACCTGAGTGATAGCCGTTTCTAGATTTATCGCTGTCATAGAGCTAACATTGTCAAAAAGCATCTTTTGAGAGCTGGAACCAATAAATGATCTGAACGGACGATCATAAAAATTTGTCAAAATTAAGTTCCGAATTGAACGGGCTACCGCGTCCGGACCAGTCTTTTTAACCACATCCCCGGTCAGAGGATGTGCTATGAAGTCCAAGTCTAAATCTGAATAGTCTCTTTGTCTTGCTGTTGCCATAATAGTTATTTATTCTTCTTTTTCCAATTAAGATATGAAAATTGATACTGCCTGATTGTCTGTTACTGTTCCAGTCCAATTAGGATCTACAGGATAGTCATTTTGCTTTTCTGTTGGAATCTTATATCCGCTGCTTAATGTGGTAGTTTTACCCCCAAATGTATAGGTATTGTTGACATAATCATCCAAAGAACCGTTCCAATTGGCAGTTTGCGTTCCTTTTGTATATGCAGCCGATAGCACAATTCCATCATCGTTGACGTTTAAGTTTTTATCGTATAAACTCGGAATAGTGGGTGAATGGCTGCCATACAAAGCAAAGTCTTTTGTTGTTAAAGCTGTAGATTTGCCCTCATAATTCCAAACATCAATGGAAGCACCTAAAAAAGCATAATTTGTATCGTAGATAAAATCTTTTGTTGCATCATCATATAGTTTGATAGCAATGTCTGTCTTTGTAATTTCTGTAGGCATTCTAAAGCTTAATATAGCGGTTGATAAGTTTGTATATGATGGTGTGTCAAATCCATATTGAATAAAACCAAAATTATAATTACCTGTATAAGTATCCGAATTGGCGGGCAAAGCCAAAATTGCAATATCATATTGACTGAAACCATAATATGATATGCCTTGGATTGCTATAGCAACTCTCCTATTTGGACTTGGATTTCCAATAGGTATATCAGTAAAAGTATAAGCTACTCCTGTCGTTGAATTAACACTTGATATAGTATCAATGTAACCAGAATATACTCGTTTTGGTGGATAAATCTTGTTAACACCACCAGCACCAAAACCCGACAACTGATTATTGACTAACATTAGTCATCGGTTCCTTGTGTCGTATAATAGTAAATACTAGTACCATGTAGTCTTACGGAACTTTGTAAATTTTTTGTATCTCCTATCACATTTCTATAGACTTGGAAAATAACCAGATTGCCTGAGACTGGGCTACCGCCAATATTGATATTTTGACTCTCTGCTGTTAAAAGAATATTATTAGGAGAAATGGATGAGATTTGATATCTTAACGAAGTATCACCACCCCATGTGGCATTGGTATAAACGTCACCGTCTTTTTCACTTAGAGCTTTAACTGCCCAGTTGACATTGGCCGATGTTGCTGTCGCATTGGTATGTGAGAATACAACTTTACAAGTTACATTTTTACTTGTGTTCCAAGACTTAGGCATAAGAATTTCAAACTGTGCAAATTGATTTGATGAGTTTGAAAAAGCTAATGTCTGATAAACAACATTTGATGATGCGGTTTCTGCATAGGAATATGTTGCACCGTTTGATAATCTTGGAATCATAGCTCTGGCTGGAATCCAAATTGTTTGCTTACTTCCACCACCAGCGGTCATATTGCCGTCCATATCAATCTGGAACTTAGTATTTCCATTGACACGGAGTTTTAGCAAAGTTGAATTAGACGCAGCACCAGTGTTTGATACATTAAGACCAATACCTGTATAAGATACGTTTGAGTCGGAGTAGGTTAAGGCTATATTTGATACAGGTACAGTCATCTATTTTCCTTAAGCAAATGTAGTATAAAGATCAGCAACTTCTTGATCTGTCAATTGAGCATCATATACCATAACTCTTGAAATTTCACCTATAAAGTTTTCATTAGAACCTGCACCAGGATTTTCATCATCATCTAATCCGCCACCAAATGAAAAATGATTAAATGATCCTGTTGTATAATCATAGTTTGATGAACCATAACTATCATTATTTGCCTCAAAAACAAAAGATCCATTTACATAATATTTTACTCCACCATTAATTGTATGTGTGGCAGCTATCATATAAGATGATTGCGCCGCTAAAACATTATCAAAGGTATAGTAATCTTCTGTGTCAGGATTATAAATTGCTTGATAAGCATTTCCAGTATTGCCGGCATCAATGCGATGAAGATAATATAAAATACTATCATCTGGAGTATCAATTAAAGTTTGATAATTGAAAGGAAAGTTATATCCTTTCATCCAAATAGCTAAAGAAAATGTATCTATAGCTTTATCAGTATAATATCTTTCTAAAGTTGACCAAACATTACTAGAAAATACAAATGAATTACCTGTAAATGGAACATTATTTTGCAAAACGGCATCATATGAATTTTTAACATAATCAGTTTGAATTATAGTATTTTTAAAATTATTTCCTACTTCTGTATCCGTAAAAGCTTTGTTATAAAGGAATATTGCATATAACCCTCCATTAAAATTATATCCGGTTCCATCATCCATAATGTTTAATGGAGTATTTGTAACAGTAATTGGATCGGAATATTGTGCTTCAGGCTCAGATGTATTAGATACTAATACTCCATCTCTGTATAATTTTATAACACCTTCTGATTGTTTATATACACCAGTAAAATTAATAAGAGATGTGCTGTTTGCTGTACTTAATAGATTGCAGGTTGCATAATGTGTGCTATAACCATTGATCCAGAAATATAAATTATTATCATCTTGAATGTGCATTCCAAAACCTTCGCCCCATGATCCACCGTTCTCGATTGAAGCGATCATCGCAAAACCAGCGCCATAAACAGTGTTGGCAAGATAATCAGAAGATAACCAAATATCAAGTGTTACTTCATCATTCATATGAAGTGACAATGAATCTGGAACGCTTATATAAGGACCACTTACAGGGAAAAATGACAGTTGATATCCGTCATATACGGTTTCTGTGTTATTGTAAAGTGTGCCATCATTTCCATTTGGTGAAAGATCATATAATGTTGAGCTACCATTTCCTGAAAAACAACTTGTATTGGCTATTACAAAAGCAACAGCAAGATTTGTTGAAGTAACAGAGTAGGTTGTGTCTAAATTTTTAGCAAGATTGTACCAAGTGTCTCCTGATCCAGAATAACTTGCTGTATTGGCAGCATCCAATAATACCAAAAGATTATTTTTTCTATATGTTGGTGTGTATGTCCAAGTTGAAAGTGGTGTTCTTTTCCATGTATTGTTACTAACACACACATAAAAATAGTTTGTATCATATGCCACAGAACCGGCTGAGCCAGATGTAATTGGAGAAGCAGGAACAGAACTCCAAGATATTCCGCCACCAGACACCGGAGAGCCGTTGACAAGAACTGCGGCAGCATTAACCGTGCCATAAACGTCAACATTATTATTGACTATTAAACCGTCTTCAATTCTAAATTCTTTAGTGGTCACAGATAAATTCCTCTATTCTCTGGATATTTATAAGCCGAAACGAGCCTTAGTATTATTGTAATTGCTTGTAATCTCTGTTAGATTTAGACCTCTGTTATACACATGAACGGCACCAATATCCATATTGCCAGTAAAAGTAGTTCTACCTACCACAAAATTACCGCTTGTTCCTAAATTATAACCAGCAGCAGTTGATCCATAAGAAGTTGTATTTACATACATTCCAATATTTGTTCCATCACCCCAAATGGTTACATATGCCCAAGCATCAAACTGTGCGTATGCATTAAAAGTGCCTTGTGTCCAGCTATTAATAACAATATCACCAAAAGTCACGCTATAATTTCTTCCCACATATACATATGATTTGTTTGTTACATTATTGATATCTAAATAAGCAAAAATTCCATTGGTATCATCAGCTTTAAATCCCATGATAGAATTAAAAAATCCACCACTCTTTATTCTCAACCAAGCAGAGATAGTAAAAGAAGGAGCTTTATTATAAAAATTACTTCCTATAGTCTCATTAGATACATATTGTCCGTTATTATAAACATAGCCACCAAAACCTGAATTATATGTTGGTGTACCTGAAAATGCGCCGTTATTATAGTTTCCCGATAAGTCATTAATTGATATTGGTATCTGACTTAGATATGATTGTGGAACAGAAACGTCCCAGTGTAAAAGCAAACCATCTGTTGCGATATTGGGAATTGCTGTGCGATTATATGAATATACTTGTAATTTATCAAAATAAATATTTTCTGTCATTATACGTTACTCGTATTTGAAGAAGGATAATATCTGTTTACACCCCAGATAATTCTGACTGCTCCATTAGCACCATTTTGTCCTGTGCCACCTCCCGAACCATATGGCCCACCCGCTGTTCCTCCAGAACCTCCTCCACCAGGAGATTCTCCTCCATAACCTGAATTTGTGGATATGCCTGCTGCACCACTAGAACCTTCTACATTTATTCCAACACCACCGCCAGATTGACCAGAATTGCCGGCATAAACACCTCCACCTCCACCAGCACCAACGCACACCGCAGAAATACTATACACTTTATTGGGAACAGTGAATGTATATGTTCCTGGAGTTGTATATTGAATTTGCCCAACAGGAGTAAAGAATGTTGATATTTTAGGATTTACAAAAGTAACTGCCATTATAATAACGTAGATATTCTTGTTACATTAAAATTTGTAGCAGTAAATGTTGGTGTAGCATTTAGTCTTACCGTGCCAGAAGAAATTGTGGCTGTAAATGTGGCTAAAGCTTGTGAATTAAAAAGTGATGCATATTGTGTGGTATAAACATTTGTACCATCTTGGAGCAATGAAATTTTGGTTGTGTGATAGTTTGAAGAATTAGTTATTGTAATTGTATATTCAGAAGAACGAATATAAGATGAAGCAAATGAATCGATAGTTTGGTTACTTGTTGTGCTTGTTGCAACAATAGAACTATTAATTTGTGTTTTACCAATTGTAACTGAATCGGCTTGCAAGCTTCTGATCCATGCGCCGGTTACATTCAGATTAGATACAGTAATTGATGATGCATTAACTACGACAGCATTTCCGGATACTAACCAATTTTGTGCAACAACGGTATTATTTGCATTATAGAAAACAAAAGCAGCAGAACCACTAATATTTCCACTGTCATTGTAAAGAACTTGAGTATTACCTGTACTTCCTAAGGATATATTGCTGCCACCGCCAGTATTTGCCTTAGCAAAAGCTGCTACAGCTATAATATTTGCCTGATAAGCTAAAAGATTTGCAGTATTTGCCTTAGCAAAAGCTGCAACAACGGCTGCATTGGTTGTTGTTACTGCTCCGCCAACTTGGAAGGCTAAAATATTTGCAGCATTTGCTTTGTTATATGGAGCAGAAATATCAAGTGCGCTTGTCGTCAGGAGAACATCATTTACATATATTGCAGAGGCATTAACTTTTCCAGTAACATCTAGAGCATATGTTCCACCAGGATAACGACCAAGCCCTAGATTACCATCTCTATCAATTACAGAATAGCCAGGATTACCAGGATTAAATATTTCAATTATACCCTGATAAGTTCCTCTTCCTGGATCATCAGGATACAATCGAATCTGTGTTTCATCAAATGCGCTAAGTTTTAATCTGGTATTACTTTGCGTATAAACTTCAATTGTATTTCCTATACCGCCGGAATAATACGCATCAATTGTTCCCCAAATTGAATTATCAGTATTGACAATTAAAAACTGATTTGTTTGTACACTTGGTAATGTATATCCAGCATTTGCTTTGGCAAAAGCGGCAGAAGCAGCAGCTAAAGCTGTATTAGCTTGAGTAAATGATGCTGTTACAATTACAGGAGAATATAGATTAACTGTTTCAAATGCGCTAAAAGCAATTATATTTGCAGCATTTGCCTTATCATAAGCATTGGACGCAATAATGTTAGCTGAATTTGCTTTATTATATCCTGCACTTGCTGTAGTTCCAGCGGCAGTTGCTAAACTTCTTGCTACAGTATCAGTAGCAGATAAGTTTGCTGAAGGATAACCATTAAGATCAACAGAAAATTTTGTAACACCATTAACCTTAAGATCAAGAATTTTTGATGTGGGTGCAGATGCAACATTGGTAACATCAACAGACAATGCCGAGTATGAACTGGCAGAGTTTGCAAACGTGGCTCTTAAATTAGAAATTGATACTGGCATTAGATTGTTACCACATAAGTGTAAATGTTAGCATTTGAAGTATTAGCACCATTTGTAAACCATTCTTCTAAAACAACATACTCAGCCCCCTGATATACAATATTGTCAGTAACAGGAGCTCCTGGTATACCTGGCAAAGGAAACGGAAAGTCAGGTGCTGGAATATTTAGTGCGACAACAATATCCTTTTGCTGATAGTTTTGTGATCGTTTTCCTGTAAAAAAAGAATCTTGTACAATTATTCTATCTCTATCGTCAACAACAGCATATGTTATATCCCATGGGCTGCCAGCTTCAACGCGAGTGGATAAATCAAAATTTGTAAGTACGTTGGTAGTATTTGAATCTTCACCAATGATATTCATACCATTGGCAAACATATCTCCTTGTATATTGATGATTTCAAAAGAACCATCTTGACGGAAATTAACAGTGCCTAAAGATAAAGCTGTGTTTGAATTTGATCCAACAGGATAAACATATTCATATGTTACAAAATTTGTCATATCGGACCGATTGCTGAACCGTCTAAACTTTCATAAACATATACATTGGGTGATGCACCTGCAGGATCAGTAGGAGGAATAGGATGATCCAATAAATCTTTACCGGCAGCATCACCTACAGCGCATATAACAAGTTTACCACCTATCTTTACATTTTTTTTACCATATACAGCAATAAGATTACCACCACCATGAGAATTGCCATCACCTTCAACAGCCCATCCTTTACCATTAACTTTAACAATAGACTGTGAAGCAATTGTTGAAGCTCCACAAAATCTACTATCACCATTTCTATGTGCGCCAGGCATAATTTATCCTTACGGGTTAAGATCAATACTTTTAGGATCTACAATCTTCATACCAGTCTTAGAATTAATATCCATGCTAGTTGTTGCAGTTACAAGAATATCTTCACCAGCTTTAATATTAACAGGGCCAAAAGATTGAACATAAGTTTTTTTGCCAGAAGAAACATTAACTTCTTGATCGGATGCAAGATCAGCATTAGCACCTGTACATATTAGAGCTAATCCTTGATGTGATCCAATATAAGTTTTACCTTCAGTTGTGTGTTCTGTATTTTCTGCAATCTTTGTCGTCTGATTTTTTGCATGAATTACTTGATCATCAAGAACAACTGTATTGTGATTTTTACCTACAGTGGTATTCATATTTCCTGTAACTGTGGTATTATAATCTCCATCAACTGTTACATTATAATCACCCTTAACTTTAAGTGATGCATCACCATCAACTACAATATCATATGCACCAGTGATATACATTCTATTCTCACCAAACACCATTGTAAATTTGCCTTTGTGTGCAGTAATTGCAATTGCACCGTCTGGATGAAATTGAATTAATGATCCTGTGCGGTGTTGTAAAGTAATGTGTTCCGCTTCTAGATTGTCATTGAACTCAAACACATGCCCTGATCTTGAACCCATAATATATGAATTGCGTGGATCATGAGACGCTTTATTTTCTCTTGCGTCTGGTGGAAAAGTCATCTTAGGCGGTGTTTTGCCTCTATCTGCTGGTTCAGTCATAATATAATTATCCTCCTAAAAATTTTGCAGCGCCAACAGCAAAACTATTTACTGTACTGCCTACTTCATTTAATGCTTTTCGCTGTTGTGTTCCTTGTGCGGTCGAAATATTTTGTTCCATAACTTGTTTAAATCTAGAAGCTAAATTAGGATCAGCAAATCTCTGCCCCATTTCACTTAAAACACCGGAAGAATCACCAAATAAATTTGATCCACCTGCACCAGGAAGAGAACCCATTAATGATCCAAAAGATCCTAGTAAACTAGAAATTTCATCTGGTATAATACTTGATAGTGCGCCTGTTATAGGATCAATTGATTGAGTGATTGGTCCAAATGGTCCATTAACAATACTTGTAACAGCTTGTGTTGCAAGCCCCGTCAAAGAAGGATTTGTTGCAAGATCACTAATAACATTAGAAACATCAGATGTGTTTGTCATATTTGTAAGTGCGCTTACAGCATTAGTTATAAAAGTTGTAGGATCAACTTTCAAACCACCAGACATAGCACCATCAACTGCCATTGTACTGACAGAACTCATTAATGCAGTTGTATTGGTTAATGTTGTTAATACTTCAGGATCTAACTTTGAAGTTAATTCTTCCAATATTTGTGGAGGTATCAAACTTAATAAACTATTTAAATTGAGAAAACTTCCAGGAAGAGATGACAACATCGATGATGTTATAGAATTAACGACTGGCTCAACACCAGTTGAAACGTTTTTAACTTGTGGTAAAATTGTACCGTTTAAGGGATAAGCAGAACCGTGACCAACAATTCCGTCAAGCAAAGTGTGTTTATGATTTTTACCTTTTTCTTTTACATTACGAACTCTCGCACCATTTTCCATAGTTTCTTCAACGTCAGGTCTTATTCTTATTGGAGACTCTTTGTTTAACGCTTCTGAAATTTGTGGCAAGTAAGTAATTAATGATACATTGCCTGGCATTCCTGGATTTGATTTACGTTTCGTTTGTACAACACCAACTATTGTACCAAATCCTGTACCACCTTCTCCACGATCTTTTTCAATGTAAACTAACTGCCCACAGTCAAGTGAACCATAATTTGTAGTTGCTGATCCTTGACCAGGAGGAACAATATATCGTACCCATGGAAGATGTTCAATGTTTACATCTTTGCCGTGAATTTGAGGGCAAAAAACTTTATGACCACCTGACTTTTGTGGATCATCTCTATCTACAATAATTCCAATATATCTTCTAGTATTCTCTGTTGGATTAATTGGCATTAGTAAACACCTCCAAATCTAGCCATTCCTAATTGTAATGTTTGATTACCTATTGTGCTTCCTGCTACAACTGTATTTGATACGCAATCCATAACAGTAACACCAAAACCACCCATTTTAATATTGTGGGTCATATTTACAATCAGATAATCACCTGATCCATAATTTAAATTGCCTGTTGTAGAATTTAAAAAGTTAGCTGTGATAACTTTACCAACATTCATAATAGGATTAAAAGGAACTGTAAGTCTTAAAGCAATCTTATCTTGTTCAAGCAAACCCATTCTTGCTTTTCTTGTAATAAGATACTTCTCAACATTTGTATTACATGAGTTTTGATCTTCTGCTGTTCCTAAATTTGTTGAAGCTGAAAATGCTGTTGTTCCACATGTGTCAAATTGTGGACCAAAACTTGATACTGCACCACTAAGTTTATTAAATGTTATAAGAGAAAATATCTGTTGACCGTTTGAGTCAACGCCATTGAGTGTATCAGAAAGCATATCAAAATCACATGGGAAAGAATATGCCATAATTTCTGATGGAATAGCGTAGTTTAAATCTGTTGTTGCTTTTCCTGAATAAGTGAATGTAAAAATTGGTTTTTGTTTTGCCATTTTTGACAATGATCTAAAATTATGAGTTGGAATATCATCACCCGATTCATCTTGATATGTCATAAAATGACAGAACGAAGGATCATTGTCAGCAAAACTTAATGTATTTTCTGCTTGTTGTGTTACTACTTGGAATGGATGTAAATTTTCTGCGATATAATCTTTTGGTGGAAAAGAAGATTCTATATTTACATTATCTGGTTGAATACAATGATTTAAAACATCCGAAACAATATCCGAAGCTGTAGCGCATGACCAAGATTTGGTCATAAAAGTTCTAGCATCTTTAATTAAACTACGATCACACGCATCAATTTGAAACTGTTCAATATTATAATTGATTAATTCTCTGTTGCTTATTCTATAAATTTGTTGAGTTGTGGAAAAAGTATCTTTTTTACCTGGAAATATTTTTGCAATGATTTCTCTTTGTGCATTAATGGTAACATCTTTACCATAATATTCATCTAAGTTTTTTAATCCTGTATCCATGTTCAATTTGTTTTGAACAAGCATTGTTGTCTGAAGTCCAGGCGTCAAAAGACTTTCAGTTAACATAATTTCTGTTAAAGTGATTTCATCCTGAATATTTTGAGAGACATTAACTTTTCCTGTAACGGAAGTTAAATAGCTCGACTGTTTTGTTTGATCTGCCATTATGTAAGACTTCTAATTCCCGGTTGTCTGTTTGATACTTTGGCTGATTTCATGAGTTGTCTAAATTCATCTTTAATGGTATCATAATATTCTTTTTTAATAAGTTTAATTTGTCTTTTCTTTTCATTTTGTTCAACTTCCCAATCATAAAAACGAACAGCGTTTCTATAATAATCATAAACATCAACCACAGAACCGGTTTGTTGAATAGTATAAGACAATGGACTTCCTAAAGATGCTGCGGTATTTGCATACTCGGAAGCTGAAATCTCATATATCTTAAGAGTTTCTATTCCAGTATCAAGGTCAACTGTCTTTTGAATTTTCTCATAATGATGAATATTGTTACTTGTTGATAGACTTTGTGTCCATGCAATAACTTGTCCATCTGTAATTTCTGATGTGGAAACTACTAAATCGGTTGCAGCAGCATAACGGTATTTGTTTGCAACATATTTGTTAAACGCATCGTTACTTAAAACCCAGTCATACTGAGGATCTACAATGTTATTTGTCAATAAAATTAACCAGTGTGCTTCTGCATCATCATAATACTTTTCCGCAAGAATTTCTGGAGTATCACCATCTTTTACAACATATTCATAATAATGAAAATATTGATCTAGGCTATTTGCAACTATTCCTAGTCTAACGAGAATGTTTACAGGAAAATCATAAACATTAACACCGTTAAAACCTTTACTAATATTATATGGAGTAACAGGAAATTGATCGAAATACTGCGCCATATTTTAAAATCCTTGTAGAACTCTGAGTTTGTGAACAACCTCTGTTTCTCTAAACGAAAGTGCCATACGAATTTGTGTTGGATATCCGTTATGGAATGTTGCATAAACTCCTGATGGTGCATATGACACATCAATCTGTGTCAAAACGCAGGTATTAATTCGAGGAATCTTTTTGTTTTCTTCACCACGATTGAAAAATGTAATGTCAAACTCTGATGGTGGTGTCCAGAAAAACGAACCAGGAAGACCTGTATTAAGCTCTGGTGCCGCATGAAAACGAAGTGTTCTAATAATTTGTTCAATAATCATAGATTCTTTTTGATTTGAAGGTGCCATCAAAAATTCAAAAGTAAATTGACGTTGTGATGTATTGGAAAATAATACTTCTACTTTTGGATTAATAGGAGATCCAAATAGCTGTGAAACTGAACCCGCAGCTTGTGCAGCACCAGTCATTATATCACCAACAGCACCACCTAATTTTGCACCAACTTTACCACCTAAAAGACCACCAACACCCATAGCAGCAAACTTAGCTGTGCCGCCAGCAATTGCTGATCCAAATTTGGTTAAACTGATATCGTCATATGTATGTAGGTCTGTATAAGTTAGTTCTGAATTAGGCATAAAAATTGCAATTGACTCAGCAATTCTTCTTGTGTATCTAGGAAGTTTAAATGATGTTGCTGCACCATCAGAACGATCTGTACTGACTAGAGGATCAATACTGTATCTCAACGAATCTGTTTTTGATAATTCATTTGTAAGTCTAGAAAATACTTTATTGCCACCAACAAGGGCCATACCGGATGTATTTTGGACGTTAATGTTTATAACCATATAATGACCGTTATAACTTCCCGCTGAACCAATATCTGGTGGAAAAACGCGAGAAGTGAAGTCATACTTATTTTGCCCCAAATTAGTATCGGTAACATCAGGACCAAATAAAGCCTCATTAAGATTATCTAATGTAGTCTTAGCCCCTCCTGTATAGGGAATTTCAAACGTGGGCGTTCCAGTATCAGGATTAACTGCATAGTCCGTATAGTAGGAACCAAGTCTTTCAACCATTATATCCTCTTTAGGCAATGTTTTCTATATATTTATATGAAAACCTATAAAGGAAAATTTAGCCCCAAGAACCCAAGAAAGTACAGAGGTGACCCTACCAATGTAATCTATCGGTCTTTGTGGGAATTGAGAGTTATGAAGCAGTTAGACGAAAATCCAAATGTGCTGGAGTGGAGTAGTGAGGAAATTGTCATTCCATATCTATCGCCCGTGGACAACCGTATCCATAGATATTTTCCAGATTTCTTTGTCAAAGCCAAAGCAAAAGACGGAAAGATTAAGTCGATGCTTTTAGAGGTAAAACCTAAAGCTCAGACAAGAGAACCAAAAAAACAGAGAAGAATAACTCAAAGATACCTGACTGAGGTAGCTACCTGGGGTAAGAATCAAGCTAAATGGGAAGCGGCTAATGGTTATTGTTTAGATAGAGGATGGGAATTTAAGCTAATTACTGAGGATGACTTAGGAATTAACAATAAATAGTAACATGGCAGTAGATAGTAAACAAGCGTCAGATTGGTTTATCGGCAAAGCACGATCCGCCGCTGGCTATAGAAAAAACATCATAAACAATACAGATCGTGATCGTTCATCAACGGTCATCGGAAAGATGTATTTTTTCTATTATGATCCTAAGCACAAGAAAACTCTTCCAATGTATGACCGTTTTCCCTTGGTATTTCCAATTGAGCCGTATGCCGATGGATTCCTTGGGTTAAATCTTCACTATCTCAATCCCGGGCAAAGAAAAGCCCTTCTCAACAAGCTTTTAGAATATAAAACTGGTTCAAAGCTAACAGAGAAAACAAGACTGAAGCTATCTTACGATCTTCTTCAGTCCACAAAATCAATGGGTTTAGTCCAACCCTGCATTAAGCGATATCTATTTGGTCATGTCAGAAGCCCCTTCATAGAAATTACAGCAAACGAATGGGAAAATGCTATAGCATTACCAGTCGAATTGTTTGTATATAAGAGATAACAAATGGCAAATAATATTAAAAATTCACCTGAAAGTCAAAGTATAAATTTAAATACAGTTCGAAATGTATCTTCGGCATACGGTGGTTTAGCACGTTCCGCAAGATTTTTAGTTAGAATTGTGGGTAATCCAGGAACGTTATTTAATGGTAATTCTGGTGTAATGAGAGATTTACCGTACTTGTGTGAATCAGCAGAGTTTCCTACAAGACAGTTGGTTGTTACCGATGTTAGATATTATGGACCAAACTTTAAAATGCCCACACAGACAAATTATCAAGACTTGAATTTGATCTTTCTGTGTAGAAATGATTTTGCGGAAAGAAAGTTTTTTGACGATTGGATGGAATATATTAATCCAACCAATACATATGATTTTTCTTACAAAGATGATTATGCGGCTACAATTGAAATATATCAATTAAGTGAATTTGATTCTAGTTCTGATTCAGGATCATTCGCAAAATACAAATTTACATTTCAAAAAGCATATCCATTAGAAGTTGCAGCACAACCTGTTACCTGGGCGGATGACAATTTTCATAGACTTCAAGTAACATTTACATTTAACAAATGGTACAGAGAAACAATGGATGCTCAACCATTGAAGCCATTTAAGCCTGTAATAGGTGCAGATACCGATGCAGGAAAACAAATTACACCTAGACTTTATACACCAGGAACTGGCACTAATTAATTATTATTGGAGATTAAATTATGAGTTTACCTACAATTGCGGTACCAACTTTTGAAGTGAAAATACCATCTACAGGTAAAGCAGCCAAGTTCAGACCTTTTCTGGTAAAAGAAGAAAAACTTCTTCTTATAGCCGCACAAACAAAAGAAGAATTGGAAGTAATTAATACAACAATACAAATCATTGAAAATTGTTGCATATCAAAAGATGTTAAGATTGATGAACTACCATTTTTTGATATTGATTATCTTTTTATCATGTTAAGATCAAAGTCTATTGGTGAAAATGTTGAGATTAATCTTACATGCAATAGGCTTGTTGATGGTCAAAAGTGTGGGCAAGTATTTCCAGCAGAAGTTGATTTAACAAAAACAAAAATTAAAAAAAATAAAATATTGGAAAGCAAGATAGAACTGACTAATCAAATTGGCGTTAAGATGAAATATCCAAAATATTCTGAGATGAAAAGAATAATGGGTGATGAAAATATTGTAGATAAAAAGTTTGATCTAATCTGCGCTTCTATTGAATTTGTTTATGATAAAGATAATGTTTATACAACAAAAGATTATGCGCCTGAAGACTTTTCAAGGTTTATTGACAGTTTAACAAATGCACAATTGGCAAAACTTGAAGAATGGATTTACAATTTTCCGTCATTTGAAATTGACATTAAACAAAAATGTCCAAAATGTGGACATAACCACAACATTAAGACAGGAGACTTCACAAGTTTTTTTACTTAATGTTCGGCTATGATAATCTAAAAAATTATTATACTACGAACTTCAACTTAATGCAATTTCATAAGTATTCACTAAGCGACTTGGAAAATATGATGCCATGGGAAAGATTCATTTATATTGATTTATTAAAAGCACATATTCAAGAGCAAAACGAAAAGATAAAAGAACAGAATGCACTTCAAAGAAGACAGAATAGAAGATAATGGATAATCCAAATTTACAAACAGTTAGTTATAGAGATATAGCAACAATACCATTTGCATCCAGACAAGCACTTCAAGGCAATCAAAGCGTTATGGATATGATTGCAAGAGAGTTGACGCCTGGACAAAGAGCCGCATTATTTCCTAATTATTTTAAACAAGCATTAGCAACTAATGCCGGACAAGAGTCTTATTTTGGTGTTAAAGCTAAAACTGCTATGGCAGCTTCTCCTACAGATTTAAAAAATCTAAACAAAAGTTCAGCAGTTACGCCGTATCTTTCATCTATTCCTAAAACAACAACGGCAGAGATAGGAAAAACAAAATCTGCATCAGAACAACCAACAAAAACACCTGTTGCACCAGGCAAACAAGGCACATATCGTCCAGTTTATCAATTAAATGAAGCTGATCTATCAGATGATGTTATCAATACTATTGCAGGTGAAGCGAGATTAAGTGATTCAAGAAGCTTAGATGGTGTTGTTAATAATCTGTTTAATCGACTTGGCACTAAAGACTGGGGTCCATCTGGAAATTTACATGAGGTCGCAAGAGCGCCAGGACAATATGCAGGCTATAGAAAAGCCACTAAAGAAGAAGCAGAAATGATTCGTCAGCGTATTCGTGAAGTTGCCTCGGGTGCAGTACCTGATCCTACAAATGGAGCAGATGCTTATCGTGCAAGTTATTATCTTGAGGGCGAAGGCAGAGGTAAAACTTTCGATAGACTTGCTCAAAGTCAGGGATATAATGATGTTGGTGGAAATGTTTATGCAAAAGATCCTAATGTAGAACCTGGACCATATGCAACGTATTCGGCTGAGAAGATTGCTGAAAATCTAAAACAACAACAGCAAGTTGCCTCTGCTGATGGAACAATAACTCCTAAAATAGGATCTGTTGAATCTGATCAGCCTGGAGAATCAGAAGCAACGATAGCTTCCAAACAATACGGCGAGAATATTGCTGCTGGTTTATCAGAACAAGATAGAAAAGTTAAACCTATTGATGATCCATTAGGTTATCTTCAAGGTAGAAATCCTAGAGGTGCAGAATTAGGTGATGTTGATCCTGTAATACTTAAAAGCTATTCAGAAGGTATTCAACAATTTGAATTAGATAATCCTGGATATCATGTAGAAGTATTTGGTGAATCATCCGGTGTTAGACACTCAGGGTCAACACGCAATCATGGCGAACAACCTGGAACAGGCAAAGGTGGTGCCATGGACTTTGTTATTGTTGATAGTAAAACAGGCGAACAATTAACAAACTTCAATAAACCATATGAGGGGCAAGTAGGAACACCAGGGCAAGCTGCTTCACTTTATGCAAAGCTTCACTCTGCTGCTGCTCTTGCACAAGCATATTATTTTCCTGATTCAACAACAATTACACCAGGAATAGGATTTAAGTCTGGTGAAACTAAATTTGATTTGATGCACGGAGATATAACACATCCTAACGGTGCAGCCGGTTATAACTGGGAAACTGGTTGGGATAAGGAAATGATGCAGACATATGGTATACCCGAAAATGTAGCATTAGGATCTCCAGAAACAAAAGCAAAACTTGCACAACAAATTTATGGCAAAGTCGATGACAACGGTAATTATACGAGCCGAATGACTGCCGTAAAAGATGAACAAACAAATACAACAACATTTGTTGCACAAGGATTATCACCAGATCAACAAGATTCAGTGCAAACAGCATCTCTTATTAATACGCAACAACAAACTTCTGATACAGGCACAGCACCACCATATACATCACAAGATTTAAAAATTGGTGATGTTGAACCAGAACAAATAATTCCTATGGCAGAAGGTGGAACAATCAATAAGCCATATCTAGCTAATCCGGTAGATGGTAATGGTCCAAAAGTTTTGATGGGAGAGAAGGGTCCGGAAAGTATCGTTCCACACAATAAAGTTTCTGCCGCAGATGTTGGACAACAATCCTGGCAACAACCGGTTCAGAATGAAGTTGCTACTAGAAATCAACAGATAGAAGAACATCATTTAAAAGATGAGCAACAACATACAGTAAACTCAATGAAAATGAAACAAGGTGTTTCAATCGATCAAGCACCATTAGGAGTTAACGCATCACATCCTCCTGTAGCACCATCTGTTCGTAAAGCTTATGCAGATGCAAAACTTGAACCAAGACTAAACAACCTTTCACCGATTGGTGCTGTTTACTCTAATCACGGATACTAAAAAGGAGAGGGCATTTCTACCCTCTCCTGAAGACCGACTGGAATCAAAACTATTTATTAGTCATCAGCCAGTGACTTGAAATAATTCAAATCATCGTCATCATCAGCAACCGCTACCGACT